ATCTTGTTAAGCAAAGCTTTTCCTCTGCAAAGAATCAAGTGCGTTGGATGTGCCAACAAGAAGATGAGTTGGTATTTTACGCAATGCTAGGGCATGATGCCCACTTAAGGGGGGAAGATACAGTCAAGCTACCATCAATCCCCACAACGGCAAACGATAGGGATAAGTGGTTAGGGCATTGTGAACTTCTTAAAAGTGCTGGTGCTTTGGAGATGGCATACGATGCTAAGAAAGGCTATGCCCTTAAATCTAACGACGATAACAGTTTGGTTTGCTACGACTTAGAAGCCGACGCTGTTGTTAAATACAAATCGTTTGATGAGTTGCCTGAGGGTATAGCTACTAAGTTTGCTATGTTTAAAGTTCTTCAAGACGACGAGCCTATTGCACAGTTTGGTTGCAAATACCGTGATGGCTATTTCTTTATCCCAAGCGTCTGATGTATAATCGGGGGGAGGTTGCCTTCATTGGTAATTTCCTTTCACGGGGTTGGCTTAACTCATCTGGTATATGTGACTTAAGTTGATGTGACCCATAAATGCACTAGGGCATAATCTACTTTACCTACGACCCCGCTTCGGCGGGGTTTTCTTTTGCCCTTTTCTAGTACAGGACAAGATGACAAAATGTCAGGATGTCCTAAGGGTAAATCCCTATAAATATATCTTGCACTTGGTTAGACTTATTGGTATACTCTGTCAATACTATAAGGAAACCGAAACCAAATGGCAACACCTGAGTCTAAGGTAAAAGCTTCTATCGTCAAGATACTACAGAAGCACGATGTCTACTACTTCTTCCCTGCTACTGGCGGCTTTGGTCGCTCGGGCGTTCCCGATATTATAGCTTGCTTTCGTGGTCAGTTCGTTGGAATTGAGTGCAAGGCTGGCGATAACAAGCCGACTGCGTTACAACAAAAAGAATTAAAAAAGATTATGACCTCGGGCGGTCATGCGTTTGTTGCAAACGAAGAAAACATTTCTTTCTTTGAGTCCTATTTCCATAGGTTTGACCTTGACGATGGTCGATGCTAACCAGTTCCCTCACTCTAGGATAAACAAAAAATGAATGATGGCGTAAAAATTTTGCTTGAAAGAATGAAGACCCACCCTGAGGAGTTTGCGGGGGATAGAGAAGGTAAATGGAGTCATTTAATTCAATCTTACAGAATGTTTTTAGCTGTGGACGACTGGCAAGCCCTTGAAAAAAGTATGAACGCCCTTATGCAGCAACGCTTTACTGAGAAAGTATTAGAAAAACTTGTAAACCCCGATAGAAAACTAACACGGGAAGAAAAAATACCTTTTAGGGGAAAGATCCCTACAATACCTTCGATAACTATTGAACAAACCGAGCACTTAAGAGCCCGCCTAGATGCTTTGGCTGTAGGACAAACTCCTATTGCTGGAGTAACGCAGACTTTATGAACATAATTACCCTAGACTTTGAAACCTATTACAGTAGGGAGTTTAGTCTTACTAAAGTCACAACAGAGGAATATGTCCGTTCGGATATGTTTGAAGTCATAGGTGTAGCCGTTAAGGAGAACGACAATGATGCAGTTTGGTTTAGTGGGACACATGATGAGATTTCTAAGTTCTTGTATAAGTTTGATTGGTGCCATTCTTTTGCTCTTGCCCATAATGCTATGTTTGATTCCGCTATCCTTACTTGGGGGTTTGGTATTAAACCGATGGCTTGGCTTGACACGCTTAGCATGGCTCGTTCGACAGATGGGTTGGAAGCTGGAAACTCCCTTGCTAAACTTGTGGAGCGCTACAATCTTGGCACAAAAGGAACAGAAGTCCTTGACGCATTGGGTAAAAGAAGGGCAGATTTTTCTTCTAACGAACTTAATGCGTATGGTAAGTATTGCATTAATGACGTGGAACTAACCTACAAACTATTCTTTATCCTCGCCGACCGCTTCTCAAAATCAGAACTACAACTAATTAACCTTACGATCAAGATGTTTTCTGAGCCCGTGCTTCAACTAAATACACCGCTACTTGAACAACACCTCATGCAAGTGCGGACCCGCAAAGAAAAGTTACTTGATGCTTGCGTATCAGATAAAGATACCCTGATGTCAAACCCAAAGCTGGCTGAATTACTTATATCTCTTGGGGTTGAGCCACCTATGAAGATAAGCCCCGCCAACGGAAAGGAAACGTATGCTTTTGCCAAGAACGACGAAGGATTTAAAGCCCTTATGGAATACCCTGATGAGAGGGTTCAAGCCATCGTTGCCGCACGACTTGGAACTAAAAGCACACTTGAAGAAACTAGAACAGAAAGATTTATCCAAATATCCCTACGGGGCAGGATGCCAGTACCTCTTCGTTATTATGCTGCTCATACTGGTCGTTGGGGAGGCGATGACAAACTCAATTTACAAAACCTACCTCGCAAATCCCTCTTAAAAGATTCTATTATTGCCCCTAAAGGACATGTTTTAATTGACGCCGACTCTTCACAAATTGAAGCAAGAACAGTTGCATGGTTGTCGGGTCAAAAGGATTTGATCGAAGCGTTTGAAAGGAAAGAAGATGTCTACAAGATCATGGCGTCAGCTATATATAACAAGGATGAAAAAGAAATCGACTCGGGCGAAAGGTTCGTCGGCAAGACGACGATTCTCGGTGCGGGGTATGGCATGGGTAGTAAAAAATTTGCATTACAACTCAAAACTTTTGGCGTGGAAATTGCGGATGAGGAAGCGGCTAGAATTATCTCGGTTTACAGAGCCACTTACTCCCACATACCCCGACTGTGGAAAGAAGCTAATAGCGCCCTTGATGCGCTCACACAAAAGAAAACTGCGCCTGTCGGGTGTCAACCGCAAGCACTTAGCCTTACGGAATCAGGTTTTTTATTACCTAGTGGACTTTACCTAAACTATCGTGACCTACAAAAAGATAGTGATGACCAATATAGCTACGCAAGTAGACGTGGTCGTATCAAGATTTACGGTGGGAAGATAGTAGAGAATGTATGCCAAGCGTTAGCCCGTTGTGTCATTGGTGAGCAGATGCTAAAGATTAGTAGGAAGTACAAGGTTGCCTTAACTGTACACGATGCGGTGATGGCTGTGGTTAAAGAAGAAGAGAAGGACGAGGCATTGGCTTACATAGAGGAGTGCATGAATTGGCGGCCGTCCTGGGCATTAACTCTTCCCCTTGCTTGTGAAATAGGTGTTGGTAAATCTTATGGAGAATGTTAATGATTGAAAAATTAGTAGAACCCCAAGCTTTAAATAACGATATTGCGGTTATGAAGATAATGCAGTTGATGGGGCAGTTAACCCCTAACGATATTGAGTATGTTTTAAAAGCAACCAAGCAAGTCTATGACGCTGTGCAACTAGCAACTAAGGAGCAATAAAATGGCATTAAAACCAAGATTAGAACCAAAAAGAAAAACAACGATTGAAGATACCCTTGGCATAAGTGTAAAGATTATTAAGGAAAACAAAGATGGCTCAGCCGATGCTCAAGTTACGTTTAATAAAGAAGGACTCGAAACACTTGTGCAGTGGGGTATCGTTAGTTTACTTGCCGCAGCAATTGATGAGTACCGAGTTAGACCCGATGAAGGTGGCAAAACTCCTGTTAAGCGCACTAGAGCCGTTGTCAAAAAAGCAGCGAGCGTTGTCAAGAAAGCAACTAAAAAATGACCGCTAAAATTCTACCTTTTACAGGCGGTACAACCGATGACATCGACGCCGACACCGTATTAGAAAACAATAAAGGTGAGTACGAGTGCGTAATTGTTATTGGCTACACTAAGATGGGTGCAGAACGATTAGTCTCTAGCACAGGTGACTCCGCTCTTATGGTGTGGTTACTAGAACGTGCTAAGAAAACAATACTTGAACATGCTGACTTGGACGACGATGAATGGGAACATTAATGGATTATGCTGAGTTCTTATTAGATATACGTAAAAACTTAAAAGACTTTGAAGATTGTATGTTAGAAAGAAAGTTTAAAGATGCCCAACTGTATGCAGAGTACGCATTGGTTGAAGCTAGATTGTTATGTTTGATAGCTAAAGAAAGCAATTCATGAGTATTACTTGGTCATATTCCTCGCTTGGGTTGTTTCAACAATGTCCTAAAAAATACTACCATCTAAGGGTAATCAAGGATATCAAAGAGCCTACAACTGAAGCTATTATATATGGCAAGGCAGTTCACGAAGCGGCTGAGCATTACATAGGAAAAGGTACACCAATACCTGAGAAGTTTTCTTATATGGTTCCAATATTGGATGTGCTTAACGCTATACCAGGTGAGAAGCTAGTCGAATATAAGATGGGATTGACCAAGGACTTAGAACCTTGTGGTTTCTTTGACAAAGAAGTTTGGTTCAGAGGTGTAGGAGATTTAGTTATTGTAGAGGGGGACTTAGCCCACGTAGTTGATTACAAGACAGGAAAGTCTAGTCAGTATGCGGATACTAAGCAGTTGGAATTGATGTCATTGGCTTTGTTCAAGCATTTTCCCAACATTGAAAGAGTAAAAGCGGGTCTAGCGTTTGTAGTATGTAACGACTTTATTAAGGCTAAATATAACAAGAAAGATGAAAAGGTTTATTGGTTGCGTTGGAAGCAGGAAACAGATCAGTTAGAAAAGGCTTTTGAAAACAATTTGTGGAATCCAAAACCTAACTTTACTTGTAGGAAATTCTGCTCAGTATTGGAATGTGAGCATAACGGGAGAGGGAATTACAGATGAACGACGAAGACTTGAGGGATTGCTTTGCAATGCTTAGAAGCATAACAGGGGTGAGTGCAGAAGAATGTTATAGGTTTGCTGATGAGATGCTAGAAGCACGCAATAAAGAACCCGAACAAGAAGTAGGTATTGTTGCAGCTAAATCAAAAAGGAAAAAGAGTGCCTAGAGGTAGACCAAGAAAGTATCTATACTTTGACGAGATAGTATTAGAGACACTTAGAAACCTGCCGCCGACTGTAACTGAATTTGGAAAGCTAACTGACTATGCTCCTGTATCTAATTTACGACGAGAACCAAGAATTGATGCGAACGGTCTCAAGGCGAGAAGAAGCACGGGCGCTCGTAAGTGGGAGAGTTGGGTGGACGTTCAAACAATTACGTTCGAAAAAGAAATCGGTAGATTTGGGAAGTTTTGAGGAGGCATTATTTTGAACAATGAACCAGTAGCGTGAAAGGCACAAGAGAAATGATATACAAAACATTTGAAGAATGGAAAGCTGGTCAATGGTTAGAAGATGGAGAACCACGCACTAAAGCCTATACAGAAGATGAGTTGCTATTGATTGAAATGGGTTGGCAATATGGATTTGATGCTAGTAATGAGGTTGAGGAAGAGAAATGACTGAAGGTATTTGGATTGGATTAGCAATGGCTGGTAGTTTTGCTTTTGGATTCTATACGGCAATCTTTTGTATAAATTTAGCTTTGGAAAATGTAAGAAAGGCACAAGAGAAATGAAATCAGGATTATACGAAGCAAAGTTTGTATCTTACAGACCAGAACCAGACGAATTTAAAATGGCTAAAAGCAAGATACCTCCAGTATTTAAACCGTACGTGTCTCAACCACACCCGCAAGCACAACGTCTTAACGAGGCGCTAAAAAAATGACAGACCCAGTAAACCACCCAGTTCACTACACCGACCACCCATCGGGTATAGAGTGCATACAGATTACTGAGCATATGAATTTTAACCTTGGCAATGCCATTAAATATGTGTGGCGGGCGGGATTGAAGGGTAAACATTTAGAAGACTTAAAGAAAGCGGTGTGGTATATCAACCGTGAGATTGCTAGATTGGAGAAACAAAGTGGGCGATAAAAAAGTAATAACAATTAAACCATATAACCCTGAGTGGTATCCGCCT